AAGGCAGATGAGATGCTCAATAAGTTTGTAAATTCGTTTGTTGAATATTTTGGTGTAATAACTATACTTGAAATATAATCGCCAAGTTCTTTATGAAGATATGCCGCTAATTCTGAGAAATAGAATACATCACCAAAATCCCAATTATCAATTGCAAAATACTCATTTACTTTTGTAGATACTGCTGTTTTAATTTCACTATCAGTATATCCGACTCCTCCCTTTCTGATAATTTTAAATACTGCTTGATTTTCTGCTTCAGCATATGAACCAAATAGATATTTAAACTGAACAGGAATATAAGAAATATGGTCAGCCATCGCCGCTCTTGGCTCTATAGTGTCCATTATTTTCGATAATTCATAATTATTAGGAGCAACTGGAGTAGTTGTTGTGAAATTGTTTGCAACCCACTCGTTTACTTTTCTAACATAGTCTGAACTTAATACATACATATCAACGATATTGCTTGTACTAGGATCTATTCTCTTATCTAAATCAGCATAATGTTCCCATCTAAAACTTGTAAAACTGTCTTCAACGAAAGTTGTTCCCTCTAATACTCTGTATTGTATACTGTTATAACTGATTTGAACATTCGTGCCCACAGTCTGGTCTGTATAATTAGTGAGTACACTCCAAGCACCCGAACTGCGAATATACCAAGTCGTGTCAGTTGTATTATAATATATTGTAGCAGTTGTTGGTACTAAATTTGCAGTTGATGCCGCAACAACAGTTTTTGATGCTCTTTCATATTCTATATTATTATCGATATAATTTTCCAATACAATACTTTCACCAGTTGTAACATCAAGTAAAGCAAATGGATTATCATTCGTATCTGAAGTCAATAATTTAACTTTTGTATTATCTATATATCCCGCAGATGTTATGTAGTCATCATATATGTATGATGCTAATGTTTTATACGTGATAGTTGTATTTTGAGTACTATTAGTAATATCAAACGTTGCTTTAACTCTCACTGAATAAGTTGCAAGGTCTGTTAATGTTGGTGCATTACCAAGAAATACGTCAATAAGTTCGCCAACAGTTACAGCATATGTCCAAAAAACAATTTTGTACGTAGTGCCTGTGGTGTTAGTAACAGTTACGTGTTCGTTATCAAGTACTACACCGTTACTATCTCGAAGTACTATGTTACTAGTAGTAAGTGGATCAGTACCAGTCGTATTTGTTATTGTAAATTCTCCGTAAGCATATTGTTTGAAGAAAATATCATTATCGAGTTCGTTAATAGTTGCTGAGTCTGTAGTAGATATAGTAAAGGTATATTCATCTGGAGTAGACTCATATACAGTAGTGAAGTCATTTGATTCAAAATTATCAGATTCATCACGCCAAACAAAATTACTAGTGGTAGCGGCTGTATTAAAATAAGATAATGATACTTTTCCTTTAAAACCTAAATCTAATATGTTCTGAGTTGATTTGACTGTGTTTGCGTTTTCTGAATCACCAACATTACCAGTATATCCGTCATCAAATCCAACTGCTTGAACCGATAAGTTAGTATCAGTTGATGCACTTGCAGGAACATCTTGCTGTACAGATGTTGATAAATTTTGTATGTCTGCTAAATCAGTTATTCCTAGTCCAAGAGTCCAAGTTGGAGTTGTTCCTATAATGTTATTAGGGGATGCTGGTGATAAAATATTACTAGTAGCCAATGGAATTTCTATACCATCTGGTGATACTAGATAATGAGTATAACTCGTTCCAGTAACTGCGTTACTTTCAGTAAATTCGTAAGTTTCTGGTGCACCACTATATTGAAATATAGCATCAAATGTTGCTCCTGTACCACCATCAGTTAGTACTGATGACACTGGAACTTGACCTATGTTAACTGTTTCATCACTTACCGAAAATGCAGTACCCGTTGAAGTGGTAGCATCTGGTGACAAGTAATTGAGAAATATTGCATCTCGTTGAGATAAATTCGTTTCATTGTCAATTACATCTGTAGTGTTGCCATAATAAAACTTTACTTGTTCTCTACTTTCAAATGCTATTTTTTTACCAGTAAATGTGGCAGTATATTCTGCATCAGTCTCTCTAATACCAGAATCATAAGTGAATACAGCATGAACTTCTGTTGGTGTACCTGACGCATGTATTTGCCATGACCATTGATTTGTTTGACCCGATACTAACGCATATTTTAATGTAAACGTTTGGGCGTCTGGATCAACTTTGTTTTTAATTAATAATTTTTCAGCATCTGTAAATCTAGTTCTAAATCCTCTTACTATTGTTTTTAGGTCTCCTGCTTCAGGAATGTACTTATTTAATGTAAGTGTTGTTGATGATACTGCTTTGACATCTGCCCAAATAGTCGTTCCAGTTGTAGTCAATAATTCAACAGTGTCTCCTACAAAAATACCATCTGATGGTGCTGAAGATGTTGTAATTTTCATTCCATCTAATGTTTCAACTGTGTAGGCTATTCCTGTTTGTGCAATGACTACACTAGCATCACCTTTATACGTATGAAGAAATTTATTTAAAAGACTTGGATGTTTTACTGCATTTGCTATTTCGTTTCTTATAAAGTTATCACTGTTTCCTTTGGCTTTATTATAACTTAGTGATATCGATATTGGTTCGTCTTCAACAAATATACTACCATCTGATCCTGTTATACTCAAATTAGAGTGATGTCCTATTACATCATCCATCTCAAAGAAACGAGAGTTTCCAGCGAAAGAAGTGTTTACTGCTTTAACTTTATTAACAACATTACTTCCAAGAGTGAGAGGATATACGTTATAATCTTGTGCGTTGACCATTCGGTCTTGTGAGTAATAACTTCTTGGAGCAATTCTACGCACACTTGCATATGTTTCACCTGAGAAGTTTTCACTGAAATCTTTTGTACTCGTGATTGTTAATGATAATCTATATGTTTTACTGTCACTGCCTGTATAAGGAATTGTTATAGTTGTATTAGTGATATCGTTGGCATTTACAGAAAAATTATCATTATCGGCTATTCTATACCATGTTCTGTAGTTGCCATATGCCGCATTACCAAACACACCATCTGGATAATGTAGTGTAATTGCGTTATTGTCAGCAGAATTTATACTTACAATATCTCCAGAACCAGTTCGTAAACTATTATAAATTGCTGTTTCTCTGGTGTCATTATCTACTTTTGTTACACTTGATACGTAATCCCTTGCTGAGTCTATCTTCTGAACCCACACATCAGAATTAGATATATTAATTTTATCTATTGATTGTGTTCTATTTGAAATTTTAGTACTGTAAGAAAAATCTTGAGATTCTAATATACCTCCGACTGCGTAAACAAAGAATCCAGTTCTATCACTAGCAGAACCTAGATTGTCATTTCGATTAATAATCGTAAAGTTGTTGCCTATCTTTGGCTCGTCTTCATATACTCTTGTATTAATCGTGTCTAGTAATACACGAACTGCTTCAAAATTTCTACTTTTTCCACTAACAGTAGCAGAAAACGGATAGTTAATACTTTTAGATGTAGTGTCTTCGTTTATTTCATACAAAGAATGCTCGACATCTGCAACTGTTAATGTAGATGTAGGATTCTGAATTTTAGTAGTGCTAGAAAAGGCAGAATTTAAAACACTGATAAAGTTCTCATACCAATCTATATCATTACTATCGTTCCAATTGATAGTCTTACCTGCAAGAGTAACACCAAGATTGTCATACACATTTTCGGTAGTTGTTAAACTAGTAATCTTCATAAAGCCTTTTGCGTTAATTGGTCTAGTTTTATTATAACCTAATGTTTTTGCCATTTGTAGAATACTTGCTCTACGTTCAGCAGTATCCATGAAGTTCTCTCTGGTATTCATATCCAAACGATATGATAAACTGTGTCCTAGATATGAAACTAAATCTAAAATTGCGATAAATTCTGAACTTGCGATGAAGTCATTAAATTTATCAGGATAAGTTTGGGCTGTGTATGCTAGTAAGGCTTCTCTAATTGTGTCAAAGTCATATGCTTTAAGACTAACATTAGTGAATGCAGTATATACTGCTGTCCAACTCTCACTTGCGAATAAATTGTCTGTACGTTCTTGGCTCATGTTATTCCCTCTATTATTCTCTATCTAAATCTATACTCAATTCTACTGGTTCATTCGTTGGCAGTATTTCAAGTCTTAATAAAGCGTTTATTGTATGGTCAGAGTCTGTGACTTCAATACTGACGAAGTTACATCTCGGATCATCGTTTACAATATCTGTTAAATCTTCTTCAATCAACTCAGTTGTTTCTTCAGTTAGCGGCTCAAATAACATATCATGAATAATTGACCCAAATGTAGGCAACATTACTCGTTCTCCTTTTCGGGTCATGATATGATTCATAAGGTCTTCAAGCACTAAATCTTTGTCATTTAACTGATGATTTATTGCTTTTCTGTTTTTTGTACTAAAACCTGTGAATAGTGGCATAACTTTATTTTCTCTGTAGTTTATTTCTTAAATGTATTTATCTCCACTTAATATTCGTAGTTTTTAATTGACAAACTGGAATAATAATGTTATCATAGTATATAAATAACACTAGTACTCACAATAAAAAGGACAATACCCTATGCCAACATTAATACCAATGGTCGTTGACCAAACAGCAAACGGAGAACGAAGTTACGATATTTTTTCTCGTTTATTAAAGGAACGAGTGATATTTTTGACTAATGATATCAATGACTATCAGGCAGATTTAATATGTGCCCAATTATTATTTTTAGAAGCAGAGAATCCAGATAAGGATATTCATTTTTATGTCAATTCCGCTGGTGGCTCAGTAACATCGGGCATGGCGATATACGACACAATGCAGTTTATCTCTTCTCCAGTAGCAACCACAGTAATGGGACAAGCATGTTCAATGGGTTCATTACTGGCTCAGGCTGGTGCTAAAGGAAAACGACACGTGTTACCGAATAGCAGAACAATGATTCATCAACCAAGTGGTGGTGCTGGTGGAACAGCAACTGATATGAAGATTCACGTTGATGAGATTATGAAAATGAAGAAAAGATTAACTGAAATCTACGTAAAACACAATACTGCTGGAAAGAAATTCGATGAGTTGACAGAGGCGATGGAACGTGATAACTTTATGGATGCAACAGAAACTATTGCATTTGGTTTAGCAGATAAAATCTTAGAAAGTCGTTAAGAAAATCCAGGCACGAAACTGAACATCTTAGCGGTTTTTCTTTTTTGTTGGGCCAATTTGTCATCAACTTTGCCGTTCTTCATTATATCTTTTTGAATTTCATCTGTTATTGAATACCAGTCTCCTGAATTTATAAGTGCAACAATCGAACTATTTTCTATGGTATCAACTCCTTCATTGAAGAAGTGATATAATAGTGCATCATAGTGTGGTTGTGCTATTTTTACTTTAATAAACTTCTCTAATACGTTACCAATGTTTCGTAATTGTTTTTCTAAAATAAATTCTGCCATTCCTTTTGTTATCTTATTAGACGTAATATCTATGCGTGTAGATGAAACCGTGATATATCCATAATTCACCTCAGTATCTGATATCTTATAATTATAACCCACTAGATTATCTTCAACAGTAAGTGTTGGCTTATTGTCTAGTATTATAGCATCTTTGCTCTTTGACGAGAATGTTAAATCATTTACATTTTCAAGGTCTACTCTTACATGGGAAAGTATATATGTTGGATTATCATTTGCATCATATCCCGTTCCTAGAAATGTACCAGATGAAGTTATAACATGCAATGGCACTTGTATATAATTTAGTAGTGAGCCTTTTCGTTTATCATATATCATAGTTTAATATTCCTATCGATGTGGGTTTCCAGAAGAACTTCTGGGCATTCCTGCTTTTGCTAAGCCGTTATCACTAGCGGCCTCTATTGCAAAAGCACTTGTAGATAATTTTTTAGCATGTGGTCTAATATACGGCTCATGTGTTGGCATTTCAGATACAATAGTACCTTCAAGTTTAGTACATGCTAAATCTTCCATATCATCCATAGAGCCAACTAGAATAAGTTCTGATTCCGGTGCTAGAGGACCATTCAAGTGTAACTTACTACCAGTAGTTACTACACAATTAACTCCAACATTAATATTCATTCCTGCTTCACTTTGTAAAAACTGATTTCCTTTACTTCGTAAATGCAATTCGTTATCTGTATTAATTTTAGTATTACCGAAACTATGCATGTGAATATTTTCACCTGCTTCTAAATTAATATTCTTGTCTGCTCGAAGATTGAAATCTTTTTCTGTTCTCATACTCAACGAACCTTCAGCGTATACCATAACTTCACCATTTGCTCCGATTTCTACCCATCCAGAACCACTACTGTTTACTGCGTAAATAAAATCGTTAGATCCATCTAAAATAATACTTGCACCCGACACCGTTGTTATTCTTATTTGTTCAGGATGAAGTGTGCCATCGTCTGCGACACTTCCGTCATCCATTACAATTGAAGAACCACCTGGTGTTTTAAATCCAGTAACTTTATTTTCTTGTGGTATTGTATATCCCGCATCTCTTCGAGGAGAAGATGTAGATGTGCCTCTTAAAAAATCACTATATGTTCCTTGGTCTGCTAAAATTTTATTTTTTGAACTATTTTCTCGTTCTTCTTCTGTAGTTTCTTTCGCATCTCCACGGGTTTCGGATGTTACTTTGGAAGATGCAACTTCGGCAAACACCCCCTCGCCTTGACCTGTATTATCTACTTTCGCTTTACCTGATGTACCGCCACTTACTATATCTGGAATCTCTTGGGCAACTGAGAACCAGTATCCTTCGTTTCCGTTATCAGCAAAGAAGACAAGAATAGTAACGTTGTCATCAACTGGAACACCAAAAAATCCATATTGACTTCCTGCCTTCGTGCCGCCATATGGACTAGCATATTCAAAAAAGTAAGGGTCAAAAACATCACCGCCCAATGCTGGAATATATGCCGCTAGTCTACCACGACCAGTAGGGTCAACCCACTTTTTTCCAGTTCTTGGATTATTAAGAACAGTTATTGCTTTATATATTCCTTTGCCTATTGCCTTAGAAATAGGAGATTTGGTAGCATCTGCTTCTTTTTTAATTACTCTTACTAATCTTGATGTTGATTTCATAATGTGTTCTCTTGTTATGGATTAATATAAAACGCAGTACCTTGCATTATTATCATTCCCGTGTCATCTTTAAGTGTACTTAGTGTTAGTGCTATTCCATTCAGGTCAATGTTTGATATCACTTCTATATTAGGAAACAAATCTGCTACTTTCTCTCTTAACAATTTATAATCTTGTTTATATCCTGGTACTATATCAGAATAAGACGTTGTATGGATTTGAAATTCGTTACTTGGATTAGCAATAGTTTGTGTAACACCATTTGCATCGGTGTAGATTATTGGGCTAATATTAGAAAAGTCTTTCACCTCAATTTCTAATCCCCAATCATCTTCTACTGTTGTCATATTACCAGAAGCCGTACTTGTCAATGCATAGTATACATTTCTAGCCTGTGTTAATTGGTCTATATTATTTTGAGTTGTTACCCCTGCATATGCGTTGTCTACTCCTGCTAACACAACATCAAACTGTTCATCTGCATTTTTGATTATAGCCGTAGTATGGTCATCCTTTTTAGTTGGATTATATATTGGAACATATTCACAAGTCGAGCCAGAACATATTGATGCTACAGCAGTCATATGTTCATCAAATTGACTTAACGTATTTTTAGCAATCGTGACATCAATTGAATCTAATTCCTCTTCAAATATACGTCTGCCATCTGTGTCCCAATGAAATTGATTTAGATTTGTAATTGTTTCGGTTCTCTGTTCATTGAGTATTGCTAGTTCATCTTCATTAAGTCCAACATTAACAGCCGTTGTTAAATCACCACGATGTCCATCTTGGGCATCTAAAATAACTGTATTAATTCCTGTTTCGTATCCTTGAATTTCAAGATACTCATTGTCTGATAGTGAACCTAACAGTACGCTTTCGGCCACAGAGTCTGCTATTGCCGTTTGTAGGGTACTCTTATCAACTTCACTAATACTTAGGTCACTAGTTTCTATCTCACGTTCTAATAATTTATATCCCTCGTCTGTCCATACCATTTGTTTGTTTTGGTCAGCAGGAGTTAATTCATGGTTTTGAAATAATCCGCTCATCTCTTCAGATAATATATTTATATCATTCATTTCAATGTCAGTCAAGGTGTTTTTGGGAACTTTGACAACTTTTAGTGTTCTCTT